TATCAACTAATTTTAATGCACGACCATTTTTAATAGCAACAAATCCCTCTGGTGCTGTAACTTTATATCCATTTCCATCCTTTAGAAATGTTCCTATATCTTTTACTTGTTCCAATTTACGTATCACAATAAGTTTTGCAGCAGTTAAATTTTTATATGATGCAACAGTCATGTATATTGATCTTTGATTAGCAGCAATAAATTTAAGTCCATTTGTTTTAACATCTTCCCACTTCTTTTTACCAGCAGCACTCTTCTTTGAATTAATTTCTTTATCTAATATAGCAGTATAATAATTAGCAAAATCAGTAAGAACTTTATTAGTAGATGGAATAGCTGTACCCTTTCTAATATAAGTGTTGAAGAATGTTTTAAACACAGTATTGAAAGCAAACTTATCTGTTCCTTTCATAACATCTAGAAACTTAGATGCTTGTCTTAAAGATCCTTCTGCCATATTAACAGTTGTTTTAAACTTAGTTAATTCAGCAGCAGTAAAATTTGCACTACCACTTGCATCATTAAAGTCTGAAGAAAATACTGCAACATCAGGATTGCCTTGATAAGAAGATACATCAACACCAAACCCAGCAGTCATTTCAGGTACAGCAAATCCAGTATAATTAGTATGAAAAACAATACCAACTTTAGCATCTTTAACACGTTTACCAAGAGCTGTATCTAAAGGGATTGCATATGTAATAGTATTGGGAGTAAAGGTTACACAAAGTTTGCCACCAACAGTAGTTGTATTTTTAGTGTTTTCAGTAAAAAGTAAATCACCTTGTATGACTTCAGTTATTCCAAGAGTTTTTAAATATTTTAAACAAGACTTAAGAATAGAATTCAATCCGCTATCTGGGTAAAATTTATCTATTCCACCATCACTAATACAAATTTTAGGAGTAGTTTTATTAAATACAGATTTATTTCCAACAAAAAACATTCCAGTTCTAGGATCAATCCCACAAACAATTGCAGGCGCTCCATCCCATTTCGTAGTTACTTTAGTACTCTTAGTCTTATCTCCTTGAGATAGCATAGATCCTAAAGATCTAAGAAAAGCAATTGATGTCTTACCACCCTCACTACCATTGTTGAGGATGTCATCTTCCAAATGTTCTAGATGTTTATTTTGAGCCATACCCTATTATACTCTATTTTATCTTAGCATGAATTGATGAAAGGTCACTTTGAGAAGCTGCATAGAAGTATACAGCTTGTACAAATTTATGTTTCTGTTCCTCAGACATAGATTTAACAAGATCTAATAACTTATAATTTATATAGTTTGAATATCTCCAAGAATGAGATTCATTTGCTATCTCACTTATAAGATTAACATCATCTTTAAACCCACTTAATTTATGAACCTTTGCTTTATCATATATTGTTTTTGACATTCCCTGAGCATGTTGTCTACTATTTGGATTAGTAGCGTTCTTTAATCTTTGATGTTGATTTTTTACTCCTATCATAGTATGACCTAATTTATCAAGAATACCATCAAGAATACCGCCACCAACTTTACCTTGTGCTGCACTTACTCCTTTTATTTCTCCTTGCCATTGAAGTTTTTTATCACCAGCTGTATTTCTAAATTGAATATCATCTTTACCACCAACACCCCATTTAATATAAAAATCTATACTATCATAAGTACCATGAATACCTCTAAATTGTACCTTATCAATATCTTTAAGAGAACCTTGATTATTAATTAGATCCCAATTACCAGTACCTTGTGTTATTTGTTTAAGAGAAACACCAATACAATCACCAGAATCATAATACTTTTGTAACTTGGCATTAAGAGTCTCTAATGTAGTAGCTTCTTCTAATGTTGAAAGTTGATTAGCAACAAACTCATTTGTCATCAACCAAATATCAGCAGGATTCCATTTATTAATATCAGAGAAATATCTATTATTAGCTATATTACATTTCTTCCAAGCATCTTCAATCTTTTTAACTTCAGGACTTCCCCTATGAAACTGATAATTTTTAGAACTATACTTATTATATAAAAGATTTGCTCCCATCTTATGTGAACGAATCCACTGTGTATCAACTTGAAGTACTGTATTAACTGTCATATTTTTACCAGTACCATGAATAGAACAATTTGCAAGTACCGAATCTAAATCAGCTTCAGAAATTAATTCATCTGGTGCAAAATCTGTAGATCTACTCCATCTTAAAGCAGCAAATAATGCTTGTCCAGATTCTGCTTTTGCAGTAACATCAGATCCACCCCCAGATCCACCTCCATGAGGTTTAATATCAAGGCGTATTATATCGTTTGCATCACCTTCATTCACTTGTATATTAATCTGATTACCATTTACTGTATGACCTACTCTCCTCTTTGTCAATTCTCCAGCAACACTACTTGTTGCAATGTCTCTACTACTAGAATTAACTAGTACTTTCATATAAAATTTAATCTTTGCTCTGTCACTACCTATCTTTATACTTTTAGGATCAATATTAAAATAGGCAAAATCATCACCACCAAGAGAATCCATAACCTGAATAACCCTTGGTCTTATCTCTGGTGGTATTGTATTACTAGTTCTTAATTGTTTAGCTCTAACCATTAAAAATAGAGGGCTCACTCCCTCTATTTATCCTTCTTAGTAATAGATTTTAAAAGAGCTTTGGGATGTATAGACATGCCAAGCAAAGTCTCACCCAAAGCTTTTACCATCTGGGAATCAGATATCTCCTTCTTTTCTGTTTTCCGATCTGTAAACTTGGAACGCACCTTCTGGATAACGTGCCGAGAGTTTTTGTACATTTCTGATAACAAGGTCATCAATAGATACTCCTAGACTCATACATGCTTGTGCAATATACCACATTACATCTCCAAGTTCTACAATCATATGCTCACGAGAAGCATCATCATATGGTTTACCTTGGAATGTAATCTTTTTAACGATTTCAGCAAACTCACCACCCTCAGCACCTACACCAATAGCAGCAGTTAGCAGCCTATTTAGATCGACATCAGGTTTTAATTCGTTGACACGTTCAATAAAAGCATCTGTTTCTGCTGATGCTTCACTAGTTACTTGTGAAACAAAATTGAGATACTCTTCATAATCAACTACAACTTTTTCAGGTGATGGATTAGGTTGAATTGGATCATACTCATCACTTTCTTTAGGAGTTATCCTATTGTCTTTTAATTTCATACTTTGAATCCTTCAAAACTTCTATGCTTTGTATCTGAAATCTCAGTATCATCTTGACCTGAATCAACGATGTTTTTCTGAGCACTGTCCTCTACATTATACAATTTCATTTTAGATCTGTCAATACCTACAACAAATCTTTTAAACATTGTAGGATCATTGTACCTATTCTTTAACTGTTTAACCATGATTTGATTCAATGCTTCCAACTCCTCAGTAGAAATGAGAGCGAACATAAAATCAGCAGTAGCAGGGAGTCCAAAGGATTCTGAAGTGTCAGTGAGGTCAACGTCAGTAGAACCAAAACCAGAACGAGTAGTTTGAGTAGCACTGACAATCGGTAAATTTGCTTCCACAGCCAGACCACGAAGTTCCTCCGCAATCGCCTTAACGAACGTGTATGAATTAACAATTGTACCCTTGTAACGACTAGATGAACAAATATTTAGATAATCAATAAAGATGATATCTGGAGTAAAATTTTTCTTAAGATGTAACTCATTTAACAATGCTCTAAAGTGTCCAGCGTGTGCAGAAGCAGTTGGATATTCTTTAATGATTAATTGTCCATGAGTCTTCTTTGTTATCTTCTGAACCTTTGTATCATACATTGGTTTCGGAAGTTCTATAATAGATTTAATATCAACATTAAAAAGATTTGCATCTATACGTTCTGCAATTCTTTCTTCCGCCATCTCTAAAGTAATATACAAAACATTCTTACCTTCCATCAAACAAGAAGCAGCTTGATGACACATGAATAAAGATTTACCAACACCAGTACCAGCAAGAGCAATGTTTAATGTCTTACGTGGTAATCCACCCTTAGTAATCTTATTAAACATATCAAGATCAAACTGAATCTTATCTTCCTTTAAATGATAAAACTCATATCTAGAATCAGCATCTGCAAAATAATCATGTCCTATATGATCATCAAATGATACTGATAATGCTTCTGACAATATACTAGGAATAGCATCTCTATTCTTTTTCTCATCCTTACCGTCAGCAATCTTAACTGACTCCATTAATGCAAGATATACAGCTCTCTCCTTACACCACTTCTCTGTACTATCAACTAACCAAGTTTGATCTACTTTCTCATCAGTGAAGCTATCAATGATACCAACACACTCTTTGAACATATCTTCAGAGAGATCTTTCCTATTCTCTACTTCTATAGTTAGAACAGATTTAGTTGGAAGGCCATCATATTGATTGATAAAATCTAGTATCTCTTGAAAGATTGTTTTCTCAGATACATTATCAAAATAAACGTCCTTTATAAAAGGAATTACCTTCCTCATATAATCTTCAACATGAATAAGATTAGAAAGGATTTTATTCTCAATCCTATCAACCATTAATTTACACCATCGAATGAACCGTAACTATACTCCTTCTTTGCACATTCGTCAAGTGCTTGCATTACTTCTGGCGTGAAAAACTTTTGAGGATCTTCGAGAATATTCTTAGGATAAATTTTCGCCGCTCCAATCTGGTATCTATTTCCAACTTTTGTAAAGATGCCATATTTTTCTCCCAGTTCTAGGAGTCCGTAATAGGAGTCCAATCCTCTTTCATCGTAGTACAACCTAGTAGATACTATAGAATTTTCTTTTGTGAATCTAGATTTATAGGCTTTACATTTAATGATATTACCAATAACATCCTTACCATCTTTCTCTTTAGATTTAGAGAGATAGATTATAGTAGATGCGGCATATTTTAATCCACTACCACCACCCATTTCTTTCGTAGGCATATAAGATCCTACTACATCATATGTATGATTAGTAACGATTAGAGGGATATTTGCACGACCTAATTTAAGAGATAAAATTCTGAATATTGATTTAACAATTTGAGCACGAGTCATATCACGAGTCTCTTTACCAGCAGCTGCATCTTCAACTTCTTTAGTAGTTGAAAGCATACCCAATGAATCTAATACAAACATCAATGGTGGGCGATCTGCAACTGGTAACTTTGTATATTCATCTACAACTTTAATTGCTTGTGTTCTAAACTCTTGTACTGTAGTAACAGGAACCAATCCTAAACGTGTCACATCAATACCACGTGTACTAAGCATACTCTTAGTAATAGCAGATTCAGTTTCAAAATATATTACTTGTGCAGCTGGATTTGTCTGTAAAAAGTTCTTAACGATTGATAAAGCAAAGAATGTTTTACCAGTACTAGATTCACCTGCAAGAGCTGTAATTTTATTTGATGGAAGACCACCAAAGATACTACCACTAACTAAAGCATTAAAAATGAAACTGCCAGTATCCACAAAGGAATCACAATCCCCTGCTGATATTCCATCATCTGCAACTGAAGCAAATTCATTATCCAACTCTTTAATTACATTTTTAAGAAAACTCATAATTCAATTCCTTTTTACTATTGTACCATTAAACAAAGAAAGATTCAAGCGATCCACGCTTCTCGACCTGCCATCCTATTGTCTCTAAGACATTCTTTAAAGGAGCAGTGAAACTCTTTTCAAACTGAGTATCATAATCTATATACTTATCCAGATTAAGTTCAGTTGGAAGTGTCTGAAAATATGCAATGATATCTTCATTAATAGGATTAGGTTTCTTAAGATAAACAAACTTAATCTTCTCACCTTCCTGAATAAGTGGATACTTACTCTGTAATTTCTTCTTCTTTATGTAATGATTATATAGAAGAGCACCTCTAACCTGAATTGGAGTTCCCTTCTTATACAAATCAGCAGAGCTTCTATACTTATCTAAATTATTACATCCTCTAGGAAATGATATATTCTCTATATCTTGTTCCCTAGTCTCTTTACGAACTTCATCAATAAACCTAATTAGATCATCATTAGTATCATTAATTATAATCGTAAAAGCTTTCTTTAACTTATCTCTAAAGAAAGCAGGAGTTGACGAACGAGCAGTCTCCAATCCCATAATCTTAAGTTTTGGTTGCTCATATCTAACTCCTTCACTATCCCATACATTTAAAATATATCTTTTCTTGGCAGTCCATATA